CTGAGCTGATCAAGCAGAAACGACCTGGAGGACTTCTGACCCGCTAATGGCAACGTTTCCCTCTATTGACCCTAATTTCGGGGCAAGCAAAACCAGTCAACCAACTGTGCGCAACGTGCAGTTTGGTGATGGGTACAGCCAACGCCTGCGCTTTGGCCTCAACACTGATCTCAAGGTGTGGAACCTGACTTGGGAAAACATCAGCGAGACAGACTCAGACACTATTGAGACGTTCCTTGAGGCGCGTGGTGGGGCTGAGCATTTTGATTGGTCGCCACCAGATGAGACCGAAACATATAAATGGATTTGTCAGGAGTGGTCTAAGCAGATGACATCTGCTGGACTTAATCAGTTGACAGCAACGTTCCAGCAAGTCATTGAGCCATGAGCACTGCTTTTGTTGAGCTGATCAGCTCCAGTCCGTTCGCAATCATTGAGCTGTTTGAGCTGCGGCTATTCCAGAACCTGCACGGCGATGATGAGACGTATTATTTCCACGCTGGCCGCAACCGAAAGACAACTGAACCAACTGATGAAGATGACATCCTTGATGCCTATTCAATCAAGTTTGGCGGTGAGTCCTATCTTCCTTTGCCAGTAGAGGCGTCGGGTTTTGAGTTTAGTGGTGATGGCACGCTGCCTAGGCCAACGATTCGCTTTGCCAACCTGCAAAGCCAGATGACAGCGCTGTTGCTAGGCGTCAGGCAAATTACTCCTGGCAATGATCTATGTGGCGCACAAGTCACAAGAGTGCGGACCTTAAGCCGCTTTCTTGATAGTGATAACTGGGAGGACGGCGTCAACCCTTATGGCAATCCAGATTCAAGTGCTAACGCACAGTTTCCAAAAGAGGTGTATTACATCGACCGCAAGGTTGCTGAGAACAGGGACTTTGTTGAGTTTGAGCTGACATCTTCCTTCGACATGGCTGGCGTAAAAGCACCGCGCCGACTTGTTATGCAAAACCTGTGTCAGTGGGAGTACAAAAGCAAGGAATGTGGCTACACCGGCTCTAATGCCTTTAACAAAGAAGGCACGCAGATTACGCTTGTTAATGCAACAGGCTTCGGTTACACCAACAACCAAGAAAAGCTGACTGCTGGCTCAACCCTTACTGAAGGCAATGCTCTTGTCTCAACGAATGGATGGTTTCAAGCCAAGGTGCAAAAAGATGGCAATTTTGTCATCTACAAAAAACCTGGCGGATCGTCAGACCACGCAATTTGGTCTACAGGCACGGCTTTAGGTGAGAACGCAAATGGTTACACGCTTGTGATGCAGAAGGACGGCAACCTCGTTCTGTATAACGACGATTTTGCGCGTAATGATTACGCAAATGGTTCTGTTATCTGGACTGGCGTTGACACCCATCGGATCGGTCAAATAGCTTCTATTGCTCGCCTTAGTGTTGACGGTGTAGATCAGTGGACGCCTCCTGATATAAATGTTGGCCGATCAGGCGGTTTCACATGGGAACTAAAGCAGAGCAGCCCTAGCGCAGCAGGTCAGACGACTACGGCTGACAAGAACTTCACAGAAACGCATCCTGAGTGGGGCGCTCGTTCTGTGAACATCAGGTTCAGCTTGGAATCGGTCGCGCTAGCTGCTGGCAATTACTCGCAAAACAACTCGGGTTACACGGGGTTCGGCTGGAACAAGATCACTGGTTATCAAATCCTTGGTCAAACAGGTCTATGGAAAGATCAAGAGGATTGGGTTGCGAGGCTCAGCCTGACAAGCAGCAATCCTTTTAGGGCTAATCATCCGACAGATGGCACCTTGCAAGAGGTTGGAGCTGTGTTCAAAATCACGGCGACTGGATTCCTAAACGCCAAGCAGCTGCGCCTTAAAGATGATGGCGTTCTTGTCATTGAAGACACTGACGGCAGTGATGTCCTCTGGACATCTCCAAACCAGCCGATCACAAGTGAGCCGCAAGTAGAGCAAGTGACAAAAATCCCTGCTGTTGATGCTGATGTGTGCGGCAAGCGCATCAGCGACTGCAGAGCGCGTTTTACGGATGAGAATGGCGTTGTCGGTGATGCCCACGGCGGTTTGCCGTTTGGGTCGTTCCCTGCTGTTGGACTGAATAACTGATGGAGGATTGGCAGAAAGCAGCGGTGCAGCACGCTGAGGCAGAAGCACCTAGGGAGTCCTGCGGATTGCTCGTGATGCTTGACGGCGCGGAGCACTACTGGCCGTGTAAAAACCTGAGTGATGAGGATGACGTTTTCATCCTTGATCCGATGGGTTACGCGGCTGCCGAGGACACCGGCAAGGTTTTAGCTGTAGTCCATAGCCACCCAGGTGCGCCTGCTTTGCCTAGCGAGAATGACAAAAAGGCTTGCACTCAATACGGGTTGCCGTGGCATATCTACGGAATGGCGGATCAAAGCTGGCTGCAGATTGACCCTTGAGTCGCCGGTAGAATTGAAGGGCATGGCGAGTGATGGCAATGCTTCGCAAGATCAGGCTGTATGGGCACCTGGCGGAGCACTGCGGTCAGAAGGTATTTGAGGCTGTAGCAAGGACACCGGCAGAGGCGATTCGGTTTCTGTTGTGCAACTTCCCTGAGCTGCGTTCAATCATGAACGCTGGGTACTACACCGTGACGGTTGGCCCGCACACGCTGCAGCTTGGGGAGTCGCCTGAGCAAATCTCTTATCCGCTGATGCCTGACGACGACATCAGAATTATTCCGGTGGTCACTGGCGCTAACTTTTTCAGGAAGTTTGGCACAATTCTTTTAGGGGCTTTGTTGATCGGAACAGCGATTGTGACCGGCGGCACGTCTTTGTCTTTTGGAGCGGGTGGGTTTGGGCTGTCTACGGGTGTTACGGCAACGAGCACATTGTCAACTGCGATTGCAGTAGGCAATCTTGGCGTAGGACTGGTTCTGACAGGGGTTGCTGGCTTGCTGTCTCCAACTGTGCCGACGCCTGACATCGATAACGACCCACGCAACAACTTCAGCTTTTCTGGCATCCAGAACGTCAGCAGGGAAGGAGTGCCCATCCCAATCGCTTACGGAGAGGTGATCGTCGGTAGTGTTGTTGTATCGGCTGGCTTGAACGTCGAGGAGCTTGAGTAATGCCTAAGGACACTCACGAGTCAAAGCAGGTCGTTCGCATCATTGACCTGCTGAGTGAAGGCGAGATTGAGGGATTCCCTTCTGCCAGTGGTTTAACAGTTGGAACAGATGCCTATTATTTGGCATCTTTAAAAGACACGTTTTTCAATAACACGCCTGTCCTAGGCAGTGGAGCAACTGTTACATCAAGTTCAACTAAAAACGACCCAGACATTGTCGAGAATTTTAACTTTGACATGCGCGTTGCGCGGTTTGAAAGCCGCATGGGCACGCAGGATCAGTCGTTTTTAGAAAATATCGGTGATGCAAATCAAGCGACAACTCTTGTAAACACTGAGCTTGAACAAACTGTTCCGGATGATGCTCCCGAAGGAGATTACAAAGTAGACGGCCAGCCTGTCACTAGGCAGATAACGGATAGTGATGTCACTTCTGTTCGGCTCACTATTGGCTCCCCTGCCTTAACGCGTCAAAAAGAAAGCACGGGCACTCTAAAGGCTATACGCGTTGAATATAAGATTGAGCTTCAGTACAACGGAACTGGCTTTAATGTTGTTAATTTTGGCGACTATGAGGACAACACTTACAAAGGCGACGGCGTTTTCTTTATCAATGGCTACTCTCCTGACCTATACCAAAGGCATCATCTTATTGAGCTAAATGGCGACTTCCCTGTCGATATTAGAGTCACACGAACATATAGCCTTAATAGGCCAGATGACATCATTAACGATACGCTTATCTGGTATGACTTTACCCAGAAGATTAGCGAGAAAACTAGATTCCCTAATAGCGCCTTAGTTGGCCTGAAGCTAGATTCACAGCAGTTTCCGAGTATTCCAAAACGCAGCTATAAGATCCGCGGGGTGAAGGTCCGCCTTCCGCATAATGCAACGGTACGAAGTGATGGGTCAATTTCGTACTCAGGCACTTTTAACGGCACGCTGAAAACAACAAGAGAATACACGACATGTCCTTCTTTTATACTTTATGACCTGCTTACAAATACGAGGTACGGATTCGGCTCGCAAATACTTACACCTGAAGAGCTTCGTCGCAAGCGCGATTTAAGTGATCTGTTTGATGGCGCGTCTGATATTCCCGAAAACTTAGATATTTATAGCTTCCAAAAAGCCTCAGCGTATTGCAATGAGTTAATTGAATATGACGGCGTTGAAGAGCCACGGTTCACCTGCAACGTCGTTCTGCAGACACAGCAAGAAGCCTTAAAGCTCATAGAGGAGATGTGCTCTGTGTTTAGAGCAATGCCGTTCTGGGAGGCCGGTGGCATTAGTGTGTCACAGGATGCGCCTGACGTTTTTGCCTATACATTCAATCAAAGCAACGTTACTGAGGCTGGGTTTAATTATTCAGGATCAAGCCTGAAAAATCGTGCAACATGCGTTTCGGTAAAATACTTTGACAACAACAAGCAAGATTTTGCACATGAGCTGGTTGAGCTGAATCAAACTAACTTCAAGCCAGTCAGAAAGTACGGTTACAACAAACAAAACATTACGGCTTTCGCCTGCACGAGTCGAGGTCAAGCACGCCGTCTCGGTCATTGGTTTCTTTATACATCGCATTTTGAAACTGAGGTTTGCAACTTTGAAACTGATATTGCCGCAGGTATTACTGTCAGGCCGGGTGATCTAATCAAGATTGGTGATCCTGTCCGCGCTGGCAAGACAGTGTCAGGCCGCGTTATCGCAGGATCTACAACGACATCAGTGAAACTGGACCGCAGTGATGTCCAGATGTTCGGTGCTCAGGCACCAAGCAGTTTTACGTTAAATGTCATCACTGAAGGCCGTGATGGTGACGACGCAAAAACAAATTCAAGGTCAGGGGCACAGGTTTACGAGGTCGAAGCTGTTGCAGGCTCGACAATCGTTGGCAACACGGTGACGCCTGGTGAGACCTTGAATACTGCGCCGGTAGCAGGGACGCCATTCTCTATTGGATATGCAGACCTAAACCTCAGCCTGTGGCGTGTGCTTTCTGTTGTTGAAAATGAATCAACCTATG